TGCAAGTTTACCAAGTCTAGTCCATCTGCTTCGGTTGGTTTGATTTGCTCTGAGTGTGTGATGATCTGCTCGTTTAGGTCCTGTAATTCTTCCTGTATCACAAGGTACTCAGCCTGCTTCTTTTTGTATAACTCTTTGTTGAGCTCTAGTGCTCGCTCAGCATCACCAAGCGCTTGCTCAAAATCTTGCTTCTCATACTCCTCTAATAAGATAGTTGTAGTTCTTATCTCTTTATTTGCCGCTTCGTACAAGTTGTCAAAGATCTTTAAGTCTAAGAAATTCGCTAATAAATCTTTTCGTTCACCTTGAGTCTTTTCTATAAAGTTGCTGTTGTTGCCTTGAAGCGATAGTGCTGTGAGTATGAAGTCATCAAAGGATCCTACGTATGTTTGAATGATTTTGTTAGTATCCTTTCTCTGCTCTCCATTTAACAATATCTTCTCTCCTTCGTGATTTACGCACCAGAAATCAATATCAACACGCAACTTTCCCTTTAAAGGACCGCTTGTATACTTTGTAGCTTTTTTTTCGATAAAATAGTCTACTCCGTTCAATTCGAAGTTAAACTTACACCAGAAGCTATCTTTCTTTCTATTCACTACCTGATCAGCTTTGCTTGCTCTAAATGAGTGATCAAATAAGCAAAAGCATAGGGCATCTAAGGTTGCTGACTTACCTGCATGATTTGGTGCAAATAAGCCACAGATGCCATTTAAGTTATCAAAAGCAATTACATTACCTTCACCGTAGCTGAACATATTATCGAACTCAAATTTCTTTGGTGTCCATACAACATTGCGAACTAACTCACCTGCAACAAGAGAGCTATTAAATGACTTATTTATCTCCAAAACCTTAGCCATTAGTTCATCGTCTAATGCAAGCTGATCTAGGTACTCTTTGATTAGAGTTGTTTGATAATCTACACTCCTAACATCCAAACCATTTAAACTATCATCGATGTTTAGTGTGTTCTGAGCTTGTAGCTTGTCCATGTTTGAGACAATTACTTCACCATTCTTGTACTTCTTTCTAATCTCTGCTAGAGCCTTTTTGAGTTGTGCTGGTGTGGTGTTGTACACTTTTGCACGCACACTCGTCTTGGAAGTTATTGGCATATCTTGTGGTACAACTCCGTCCACAATATCAAACGTATAATATCCATAATCATTAGGAATATCAAAGTGCTCGACTGTTCTTGTTGGTACATCTACAATAGCATAACCATGTCCTTCAAACGATTCTCCAAAGTTTTGTTGCACAGTGCTTCCGGGATAAAAGATTAGTGGATTTTCCTTTGAGAGGATTTGTCTTTTGTGAATATCTCCTAACAAAACAATATCGTAGCCAGCAAACGTATCCCAATCCAAACCATGTGCTATATTCAATCCACTATCAACTTTACTGTTTGCAATTGTTCCGTGGTACATTGCAATTAAAGTGTCGGCTTTTCCAACCAAATCATCTGCTTTAGGGTACTCACTTGGTGAATCGAGTAGTGACATGATTCCCAACATTGTATTACCTATTTTGTAGGTTCCACTATCTCTTAGGTAGAATAGGTTGGGATGAGCATGTGCTTCAACAATTGGTGTTAAAGCATCTAATCTATTATTATTATTTAGATTTGTATCGTGATTTCCGCAAATAACAACAGTAGGTCTAATGTCGGCCAAACTATTAAACAAATACGAGACCATATGAATAAGCTCTGGGCTCATGTCGGTTTTAGCATGCACAATATCTCCACCAATTGTAATGATACTATCTTCAGGTAATTGCTTTGCAACCTCAAAAAGTCTATCAAAGACCAACTTATACTCCTTATGACGTTTCCAGTTTCTAATGTGAACGTCTGCAATGTGAAGTATCTTGTCTACCTTTTTTAAGCTTGTCTTGACTTTGTTTATCATATAGCCATTTTTAATGTTACCAAGTCGAATAAATCAATACTTGGTGTGTTTTCTATTAACTTTCTCATCTCAACAAATCCTGTATCGTTTGGATCTTTTTGTAAGTTTACCAACCTAACATCAATCCCATTATTGATAAACATCTCCATAGCTTCAACCGACTTAGACACAGCATCTGGGTCAAGTGCTATGTATATTTGCTTTACTCTCTGCTCAATTATTTTTATCTGTAGTTTGTTGAGAATAATCTTACCAAATAATGGTATTGCGTTTCGTTTGGTTGAAATTGCATCAAAAGCTCCTTCTACTAAGGTGATTGGCTGTGACCAGTCTATTAGGTTTTCAAAACCAATAATATCCTTAGATACATCAGGGTTGTTGTGCTTGCGAGACGCTTCTTTGTAAAAACTTCTGCCAGTAAAGAAATTCAAGGCACCGTGTTCATCGTAGCTTGGTATAATTACCATTCCACCGTAGTCACCACTCTCACAATAGCCTATTTGGTATTTTAGTATGTCGTATTTTGTCAAACCCCTTACCTCCGTTAAGTAGTGCAAAGCATTTTTAAAGTGAGGACTATTAGGACTTCCTTTCCATATTGGGATATATTCTTCTGGCAGTGTGACTTGAGCTGCCTCTGCATGCTGTGTGGATTGTGTTTTTCGTGATCCTAACTCAAATGCTTTCTGGATTATGTGCTTGGCTGCGTTGCTCTTCTTTAATAGATTAGCTATTGAGTTTCCTTTTGTATTGCAAACCCAACAATGAAACTTCTCTAGTAAGAAGTTTACTTGTAGCTTCTTCTTGTGGTGATTGCAAAATGGACAATAGTACGCAGTTTCTCCTTTATTCCCAGGAGTTCCTGTACCTAAGTGACCATCTACAATGTGTTTAAGTTGCGCTTGATTTACATCCATAGTAACTAATATACGCTAATCTTTCACAATTCCAACCACTCCTGTGGTATGTTCTTGTCTGCGTATATAAAGCCGTGTTTTTTGCACCAATCAGCATAGGTTGTTGGTGATCCTTTTCGAATTTTGTTTTTAGAATTTTGAAAAACAAATCGAATATCTAGCTCAGGATGTTGCTTTTTAATTAGCACATGCTTCTTTCTGTCTTCTGTTACAAACCTACCTTTTGTCTCTACAAAGATTCCATTAGGTAGCCGAAAATCGGGTGTGTATGTATGCTCTGTTGCTGGCTTAATGTACTTTACTTTGTGTAGCTCATACTCCCCATTAATACCATGTTGTGCTAGTTCTGCGCTTATGTTCTCCTCAAGACCACTTCTATAGCCATGCTTAGCAGCTGCTTGTTTTTTTGTAACCTTTTTCTTCATTACATATCGTATTTTAAAATAAACGTTGTGTCTGTGTTTTGTGGTGGTTGTATTGGTTGACTGAGTGTTCCTACTACTAATAGGTTATTGTTATCGTCGTATAAGCCTATTCGAGTAATGTACGGTCTAAAGCTCGATCCAGTAGCAAAATCTGCTAATTCAAATTGATTTTTCACAGCATTATAGTAATGTGCTGTCGGATTATTAGTAAAATTAAACTCTCCTGGTGAGATTGTACAGCTTACTTCTTTTTCATGGATTGTGGTTGTCCCACGATACTCAACATTACTTATATTCTCACTATTTGTAGTTAGGTCAAGAGCTGTAGTGGGATCTGTTATCACAACTAATCCTTGTTTTCTAGAAACAATTCCTGCGTGTCCGTATAGGTTTTGATTAAATGTGGTCCCGATTAAGTTTTGATACTCTGTTGGTGGATACGCTCTATCGTGTATTGTTAGATTTGTTATTTCGATACGAGATCCACTTCCACCAAATTGATCAGCACCTACGTATATTGGTGCTTGGTTTGCACAATATCTATCGTTGGTATACAACGTATCAGTAAAGCTTTCTGATTTATGGTTATTTGTGACTGGGTAAATAATTGTGTAGGTTGATCCACTTCTTGTAAAGAATAAATAACTACCTACGTTTATACTACCTGTAGTTGTTGTGTATGTTAGTGTGTTAACTCCATCACTTTTGTAAAAGGTATACTTGCCATCTGGTCTCTTTGTTATCTTGTACGGATATCTGTATATTGGTTGCGTGAGTGGATTTCCATTTTCGTCTGGTCTGATTATCTC